GAGTACACCCCTTCCAGGGGCATGGCCTGGGCCTCATCGATGCACCGCTTCACTGCCTCGGTGCCATGATCCCGCAGCACCTCATTCAAATCCTTGGCCTTGCCCGGGTACTCCACCACCCAGCATCTGGCTCTGCCGATGCGTCTGCCCAGCTCCTCTGCTAGGGCTTCCCCTGCCTCGTCCCTGTCAATGGCAAGGATGATCTTCTCTGCCGACTTGATCACATCCTTGGCATCCCAGACGTAGGAGAACTTCGTATCCTCCTCGGCCTCGACGCGCCGATTCGACACTGCCTGGGGTGCGCCGTTGGGAACGCTCACCACAACCACCTCAGGCGGCATCACACTGGCCGCTGAGAGCGCATCGATCTCACCCTCGGTAATGACCAGGGTTTTCACAGCGGCCTTCCTGGCGCGCTCTATGCCCCACAGGGAGCGTGCTGCCCCGTCCTGGGTAAACCGCTTGCCCTCGATGCTCCGCCACTTCACCGCCTCGTTCTCGCCGTACACAAATCCGATGGCTGCTGCCTCGCCAGAGGCGTCGTCACCCCTGGCCCGGAAGAACCGGGTGCCAGTGACTACCCGGTAGTAATCCTTCACCTTGGAGTAATCGATGCCCCGGCTGCGCAGGTAGTCGCACACCACCTGCTCGTCAGAGTTCTTGGGGACTGAGATGGCGCGGACCTTCGGCATCACGATGAACTCACCCGGGCGGGTGGACACCTTGCCCTGCGCTCCGCAGTGGTGGCAGTGGTAAAGCTTGTCTGGTCCTTCGATGGTAACGCTTAAGGTTTTCTCGTTCTTCTTCCTGCGCTCCGGGCCGCAGTCTGGGCAGACCCAGCGGCTGGTCTCATGGACCTGGGACAGGAACACTTCCATTGCTTCTGTTGACATGGTGACTCCTTCGCATTTAAGGTTCGTACAATCTCACAAGTTGAGCAACTAGACTGGTTAATCAACTGTTAATTAAATAACCAGTTGAGCTACTAGCTAGTTGTGCAACTAGTAGGCTCAAGCCGTGCGACGAGCTGGCCCACCAGCTTCTTCCGCCGCACCCCATGCTCCCGCATGATATCCAACACTTCCTGTTTCAATTCCACCTCAGGCATCGTGATGCCGTCAGCGAACTTACGGTGATGATTGTTTACCCAGAACTCTACAGCAGCAAAGCGTATCTCCTCGTCCTTATGATTGAGATCCTTTACTGCCCTGTCCAAGATCCGCATCTTCATTTCCGATCTCATGAATCCTCCCTACCTCAATCTCAGATCGGGGGTTGTCCTTATCCAGCCCCCAGTAGATGTGCTTCTCCCGCACTTGACGGTCGTTCTTGTAGATCAGGTCCTGCATGCAATCGAGGATCACCGACTCATCCAGATCCGGGCGGCGGCTCGCATAGTAGATCGTCATGCGAACGTACAGCTCCCCCTCCAGCATCTGATCCCCCAGGGACGGGCACTGCTTCTTGAACGCCTCGACATAGTCCCGGGCCTTCTGGGACTTGATGAAGGCAGGCCGTCCCTTGATGGTCACCAGCTTGCGACTGTTCGCCTTGCTAGCTGGCTCGCCAAAGATTACGAAAGAAACGGTTGTCATGCAATTACTTTTGGCATATTCTTGCCATGTGTCCCCGCATTGCGGCACACGCAACTCGCAAGATTGTTGATTAAATCAACGACATGGAATAGAGAGAGGATTACTTGAATGAGTGAACAGGATGCAACCTTAAAGCTGGAGCGGGTACCCCTGCCCTCGGGGTTTCGGTCGAACCGAGAGAGCCTGCCCAAGAACATTACCGAAACCCTCCAAGCGATGCAGGTTGGTGAGAGCTTCTTTGTTCCCACCCGAGACCGTGAGCATAGCGCCAGGAAGATGGCCGCGCTACGTTCTCGTTGCGTGCGCTTCCAAAAGGACAACCCTGGAGCCTTCTTCGCCTTTGCCCGGGAAGAGAAAGACGGCAAGTTTGGTGTTCGCGTTTACCGGGTAGAACGGTGAAGATCACCAATCGCTTTGACCTGCCCGATGTGGTGGTCCGCGCTCTGGTCCATAGTGACTACAGCCGTGGCGACTCAGTGCGCAGTGTCACCCAGCTCATCGATAGCCCTCGCATTGGTATTCTGCAGCGCGAGCATGACGAGGAGATCGAGCAGGACTGCGTGGACTTCCTATGGTCCCGCTTTGGGACCAGCGTTCACACCATGTTTGAGGTAGCTGCCGAGGGGCAGGACTGCATCAGCGAGGAACGCCTGTTCGTAGAACATCAGGGGTGGAAGATCAGCGGAGCGATTGACCTTCAGCACGTTGAGCCTGATGGCGTGGTCATCAGTGACTACAAGGTGACCTCAGTTTGGTCTGTGATCTTCGATAAGCAAGAGTGGCATAACCAGTTGAATGCCTACGCATGGATGGTACGCCACGCCAAAGGCCTGCCTGTGAAGCAGGCGCGAATCATCGCAATCCTCAGGGACTGGCAGAGACGCAAGGCCCAGGAGGATGCGGGATACCCTCAGTCTCCCATCACAATCATCGACATCCCGGTGTGGTCCGAGGACAAGCAAGATGCCTACATGGATCTGCGTGTCCAGCTACATCAGGACGCCGAGTTTGAGAGGGCGATTGACGGAGATCTGCCACCGTGTTCTGCGAAGGAACGGTGGCAGAAAGACACGACCTATGCCGTGAAAAAGCAGGGCCGTGCCCGGGCGCTCAAGATCTTCCCCAACCCTGATGCGGCAGAGATCTACGCTGCCTCCCTCGGGGACGGGCATTCGGTCGAAGAGCGTGTCGGGGAGTCAACCCGTTGCACACAGAACTGGTGCCGTGTGGCCCAGTGGTGCGATCAATTCCAAGTGGGAGAAAACAATGGAAGCTCTAAAGAAACTTGAACTGAATGCAGTTGCATCTGGCATCCCGATGCCCGGGAAGAAAGCCAAGGCTGCACCAATCGATCCCCTGGAGGCTCTGGTCAAGTCCATGAAGGTGGGGCAATGCGTCCGCCTTCCTGACCGCAAGACCATGCTTCGGGCAGCCTACCTGGGGAAAAAGAATAAATACCAAATGGTCAGCCGCGCCGTTGGCGACGGCACCTTTGTCCTCTGGAGGGTGCGGAAGAATGCTAGAACGTGAGGTCACCGAAACGATGGCAGGTATCTGGCAGATCACCCGGACCCCAGGCCTTCAGGTAACAGTTGAAGGCAATAACGTGGGGTTCTGGTGGGTGCCAAAGGACACCCGGGTGCGCCTGGGCTACCTGACCATGCCGATGTTTCTGACCCTTGCCCCAGTTGAGATCGTTGCTTTCATCGAGCGCGAGCTTAAGCGGCAGGGCTACGATCCTCGGCAATGGCGCAATGACTTTGCAGCGTTCAAGAAGAACCCGTTTAGCTCTCAAAACTGAAGGAGTTGTTATGTCAGACCTGACATATGCGTCAATTTGGGCAACGCTTTCCAAGCAAGACTGCTCTGAGTTCATCGAGAAGAAGCAGGGCTTGTCCTACCTGTCCTGGGCTTGGGCCTGGGGCCTGCTGATGGAACACTACCCCCAGGCAGAGTTCCATTTCGGGGAAGACGATGTATACCCGAACAACACCATGAGCGTGAACTGCACCGTCACCATTGGCGAATGCACCCGCTCCATGTGGCTGCCAGTGATGGACTACAAGAACAAGGCCATCGTCAACCCCGATGCCCGGGACATCAGCGACACCCGCATGAGGTGCCTCGTCAAGTGCCTTGCGCTCTATGGGTTGGGGCACTCGATATTTGGCGGCGAGGACGTACCCCGTGCTGCCGAGCCTAAGGAAGCACCTAAGGCCAAGCCTAAGCCTGTGGATGATGGTCTTCCTGATGAGGTCACCGAGGTCAAGCCTGATCCCGAGGACATCGCTCACTGGTCCCCAGAGTTTGCCGGGGAAACGGTTGATCAGATGATCGAGCTGGCGCGCTCTATGTCCAGCACCGTGGATCAGATGAAGAGCTTCTGGAAGGCCAACACCATCGTGATCGGTGGCCTGCAGAAGCATCACCCCAAGCAGCACGCACGATTGAAAGAAACCTTTACCGCAATGCGCCGTGAACTGGAGGCAGTCTAATGAGCAACAACATCCCCGGCCCCGAGGGCTTTTTCTTTAACCGCAATCGGGACAAGACTAAGGACCAGCACCCCGACATGAAGGGGAACATCAAGCTGTCCCCGGCCCAGTTGGAGGGCCTTGTCCAGATCTATCGTGCCGCCCAGGCAGAGGGCCGTGAGCCTGTCCTGCAGATCGATCTCGCTGGCTGGACCCGGGTCAGCAAGAACGATGGGCAGAAGTACCTGTACCTCAAGACCGATGTGTACACGGGGCCTCGCAAGGCACAGGGGCAGACCCGGCGCCAGAGCCACGACAACGGCTCTGACCTCGACGACGACATCCCCTTCTAGATGATCAGCATCACCGTTGATCGGAAGGATACGGAGGCCATCCTTGAGCTATCGAGGCTGGTCTCCGAGGTTGCGCCATCCAGCGTCGGCACGCTGATGGCGATGGTACGGGGGTCTGGCGATGGCCTGACCCTCACCATCAAGAGAGCTAAGCAGAATCGCACCCGTGCGCAGGAGAACTACTACCGCAAGTGGTGCGGGGCCTTTGCTCGGTGGTGCGGCATGACCCCCGATGAGATGCACGAGGAGCTGCTGTGCATGACCTTCGGCAGCGAGGAGATCCATACCAAAATGGGGATAAAGCGTAGGCCTCTGCGGCGCAGTGCCGATGCCTCGATCAATCTGTACGGGGGGCTGATAGAGAACCTGCAGATGACCGCAGCCCAGATGGGTTTTGTGGTGCCAGACCCGGGGGAGATCGATGAAGCTGCGGCCTAACGAGATGATGAAGTACCAAGCTGAATACGATGCGGGGGTGGCTGCCTACATCCTCGGGGACTTTGAAGATCAATGCCCCTACGGCGTGGCCGAGCTGGGGAAACGATGCGCATGGATGGGAGGCTGGTATGACCAGCACGTTAAGGAACAAGGACGAGGAACTCGGCCCCCAGATCGCTCTGACGGATACTGAACAAGCGATTGTTAAGCACGTTGCTCGCACCCGGTATCTGAAGAACCGGGATCGGGGTGTGATCGATGCCAAGATCGGGCCTCAGTCCAACGAGCAGACCGACATTGAGGGCTTCGGTGCGGAGATGGCAGCGGCAAAGCTTCTGAACTGCTGGCCTGACTTCCAGACGGACGATGCCCCTACGGCAGACCTGATGCTTAACGACTGGAGCATCGATGTGAAGGCGACATCTTACGCTCACGGCAAGCTGCTAGCGCGCCTGAGCAAGAGCCAGGAGCCATGCGACATCTACCTGCTAATGGTGGGGATCTTCCCTGAGTATCGCTGCCCAGGGTTTGCTTTCCGCAAGGAGATGTTCAGCGACGAGGCGCTGACCGACCTGGGCTGGGGCACCACCTACGCCATAGAGCAGCACAAGCTAAGGCCGGTGGAGCAGCTTGATGTAATTCGTTACCTGAGGAAGGGCAATGATTAACCATATTCGGAAAGAGCTGGTGCTGCTTCGGGAAACCCATCATGACGACTACGTTTCCCGGAGGGTGAACAATGTCCTCGATATGCTTGAGGAACTAGAAAGGAACTTTTATGAAAGACCCGACAAGCATCCTAATGGTGGCGTTCATAGTGGTCACGTTGTGCGTGGTGTGGACTGCGACATTTTTCGGCACAGCATGGATGTAATGCTGGATGGATCTCTGGATTGAGGTGCCAACGCACCCGGGGGGCAACGGGCCGGAAACCACCCCGGGGCGCGGCGAGCGTGATTGTACGTTGACGTTACTGAAAAGTGGAGCCGATTGATGAAGTTTGCGGATGAACTGATGCGCTACCTATCCAGGGGCATGGACCTCCAGTACATCCAGATCAGCCGGGTGCTAGGCAAGGCACAGAAGCTGGAGCTGGAGGCGATGGTCTCGTGGAAGCGCACGCATGGAACCGGGGGTCGGAATGCCGATCTCTGGGGTGGGTCTCGGAATGAATACCTTTGCTCGGAGGAATACCTGTGAACGACAACCAAGTGGATGCTCTGATCACCGCCTTGACCCGGATTGCCGAGGTGCTGGAATCAATCGATGACAACATGATCGGCATCGACGGCTCCCTCAGGGAGCTTGTAGGTCTCGCTAACGATGCGGCTGAGA